GGCGGATTTGGGACGCCCGTAATACTCAAGATGCTCTTTGTCCTGGAAAGGCTCAGCCCGTCCAGGCAAGAGACACTTCAGTAGGGCCCCATGACCACTGATTCTTGATCGTGGGGACTTGGACCGCAGCAGCAGTCCCCTAACAAGGGGCTTCTGCAGCTCACGATCCCAACGGAGACTCTGGATGCTAGTTTTCCTGCATACAGAGTGTATTCCGAGGACCGACGAATTCGGTTCGACGATGGGCAGTGGTACGATCTCTCGTAACACACCGTCGAGGTACCAAGCGGTCTCCCAGTAACCAGACCAATAGGCCTGATTACGGAGAGATACCGCTGATGCCAATTCGTGAGCATCACGCCGTGTTGAAGGAAGATCGGCACGTACTTTGAAGACGGAAACGTCCTCACCGCGCCAATATTCCTTCCCACAAGACTCTCTGAAGGAACCAGTCCAGAAAGACTTGCGAGTGTTCGCTACCATGTTCAACATGGTAAGCTCTCGCAACACGGACTGCACATGTTCTGTGGGAACGATGATATCGTCCCCATAGACACGCACCGTACTGCGCAAACGGGCTAATGTCCGCTGCGACAGACGTGGGGTGTTAAGCGATCTGCGTATCGCGTTAAGGCAAATCGTCACAAAGACTATTGTCTCGACGGGAAAGCAAACAGCTGAACCCATGGACGCAAACTTCTGGAGATCCAAAATCTCTCCAGAAGGCAGGGAGGCTCTCCGAGATCGGCAAGCTTCCAAGGCTCCCAGAAGAACAGGGAACCTGGAGAAAACCGCTCGGACGAGCTCCATGGAGACACGATCACTAGCTTCACTCAAATCGAGTGTCGCCAGGCTCCCATCAAGGGAGCCACGTCGTGCCATCTCCTGATTGGGAATCTGGTCTTCAAGGCCAGTGAACATCCCAGTGTCAGAGGATAGCGCACGGGAAAATTCGCGCAGAAGAGACTGCTGTGCATATTGCATAACGGTCGGTTCGGCAGCGATAATCCTCGTGGTCTTCATCGTCTTAGGGACGGGGATTACCCTAACGGGTAACTCCTCGTCAGGTTCAAGCAACTTGAACGACTGCAGATCTCGCCAAGCGCCATAACTGGCGGTGACGAAATCTGCCATAGGAAAGTACTCGTCAAGACGGCGAGTCCACTCCCGGGTATCGTATTTTCTGTTTCCAGTAATACGATCTGCAGTCGTGCCAGGGCCATGAGTCGGGACCAACGCCCCTTCATCGATCGATCGCTCGATTGGTGAAAGCACGGGACCAAACACTTGGGCGCACAATGCACCCAGCTCCTGAAGGAGAACGGGAGAATTCCAGTTATCCTCAAGTTGCTGTTCACACTCGATGTATCCTGCAATAGCTCGCTTTTGGCGGGCGTCAGTGCAGGGGCGTCCAATCTTTCCACACAGAAGCAAAACCTGTCGGATAGATTGTATCCCTTGTACTGAGGGCTCATCGAGTAACACCCCACTTTCAGAGTCGAAAACAAGCGAGAGGAAACCTCCTAAAAATAGGGGGAGACCCCCACGACGCCGGAAACCAGCGAAGTGGTAGCTCGCTACCTGTCCTATGTCAAGGGCTTGTTCAAAGTCTCGACAAAAGTCAGGTAGGGTGATGGTGAGAAAACTCTCACCCTCATTCGCGACTCTCTTCTTGGCCTTGGCAAGGTCAAGAGCGGCGCTAGTGCAACACGCGCGTTCAGCATCTAGAAGAACGCGGGACCACAGGGTAATCAGGCTTTTCAACGGCCCTCCAATGAGGTGTCGTTCCATAGCCTCGTGCCCTACCTGAACCGGAACTGCCAATAGGAGGCTGGGCGATTTATTCATCAACCCAGCCCCCAATGGATCAGTTCTCGCCACCCAGCAACTGGGTGACCTTGCTGCCCGACGACGCAGTCAGGTACGCGGTGAGGGCGTCTACGATCTGCTTGGCCTCCGCCACTGTGAAACCAGTGATCGGAAGGTCAACG